ACTTTGGATTTATCGTCAATCTGAGCCATTGGGTTAGATGCGGCAAGGCGGTCAGCAATGATGTCAGCGCCTGGCCAATCCATGTTCCTAAACACCAAGTCACCCGCCACTTGCATCAGTTCAGGGGCAGCAGACATCAATGGAAGCATATTGTCCACGGCTTCTTGGCGCTTGCTGTTGTAGCCTGGCCCTGTCTCCATAACCACATCGTATTGACCAACGCTAATGTCGTTCAGCACTCTGCCAACAGAGTCACGTTGATTGATGGTCAACAATTCAGGCTTGCCATCGTCACCAATGATTCGCATGACTCGCTCTGTATCGTAAATCTTAGGAATAAGGTCTAAGCAAATCTTGCCAACGTGGGCAATGGAACGTGTAAGGTTGTCGTAATAGTCAAAGTTTGTCAGGTCAACTTGTTGTTGCTGACCGTTCAACGCTTTGCCTGAAATGTTGCCTTGACCCAATTGGGCAGGGTCAAACACACCCATGATCGCCTTAATGTCGTTGTCAACGCCCATAGCCGCAGCCATAATTCCCGCTTGTGGCGGCTCTGGTTGCAGTCGTACAGGCGCAGGCGCTGGGTTGCCCTCAATGTCTTTTTGCTTGTATCGCAAAAGTGGGAATGACTTGATGTTGGCATTTGCCCAATCGTTCTCATGTCCCTCGTCTTGACCCTCTGCAATCAACCATTTCGCCTTGGGCGCTAATGCAACGCCTTCGGTGATGGAAGTCTGCCAAAAGTTATACATACGCTGTGGGTCTTTGGCATAGCGAATCATGCCAAACTTCTTACGCTTGTCACCAATAATAATGTGTCTGCCGTAAACAGGAACAATCGGGATGTATTTACCCGCCCAATCACGTTCTTCAATAACTTCTATTGCAGTTAGTTTGATGTATTTGATCGTTTTCTTGTACGAATCACGTTTGTCCACCACCGTAATGCCATAAGCCTCAAGGCGGTTAAAGAAATCTTTGTCATCAGCAAATGTCGCTGTGCCATCGCTTAACAAATACAAAGTCGCCTTTTCTTTGACCGTGTAGTAATACTCGGCAAGGCGAATATCCTCTTTGGTAATCCACTCGGATTGTGAGTCGCCCGTTCCACGTTGGGTAAAACTTGTGCCACCATCATCCGCATCAGGATACATCTTGCGGAATTGCTCTTTTGGCATCATTGTTGTAATTAAACAACGGTCTGCGTCTGAGCCATCAGGGGCTGTTGAATTTGGATCGAAATAAACCGTAAATGGGTTATCCACAGGGTCAATATAGATTTCCTGATCAAACGAATCCTCGGACACATAGTTTGTCTTGACTCGCATATAACCCCAACCCATGCGAACAGCGTATTCAAACGCATTGTCATAGGCATGGTCAGCGTTGGAATTGACTTCGATGTGGCGAATGATTCCGCTAATGGTCTGTGCGTCAACCATGTCCTCATGCGTATTTGTTGCATGAACTTTGATTCGGGGGCGTTGTTGGCGCTGCTGGTTAGCTACTTGGCGGCAGTAGTTATCCACCTTGTTCACCGTGATTACGGGGCGTGACTCAAGGTTGCGTGAGTTTTGTAGTTCTACGGGCCATTGATCACCACCACCAAACTTTAAATCATCAAGGGCTTCCTGACGATTCATCGTGTCGGCATCATTAGCAAACTTGAGAAACTCTACTGCTTCTTGAATTCGTGGATCGTAATCATCAGCCATAACATTGCCTTAAATGAACATTTGGGGGCATTTTATCCCATCCATGAATGAGCGCCACCATAATTTTGCACAGGGCGCTGCTTGCGCCTCTCTTTTGGCTCATAAACCATCAAGCCAATATATCTAAACGCATCAGCACCATGTGAATAATGGTCATGGAGTGGCGCTTTACTAAATTGCTTTGTGTCTGGGTCTACATCGTAACGGTAATGCCTTAGACATTGCAAGCCCTCATGACAGTTATCCCGATCAAACCAACAGTTTATAAACATTGTCCTTGCCGCATTGATTGAGTCAAGTATGGGCGTTTTGGGGATAATTTTGGTCTTGTAGCCCGCTGCCCTCACAATTTCCTCAATGCTTCTGCCATTAGCCGCCAAGGTCTTATTCTCGGCATCGTGCGGAAGCCACAACGTGTCATAGATATAACCAAAGGTCTGCATCTTGGCCAGGTAATCGCTCATGGTCTGCTGATTGCCCTCTAAGTATCGAATTAGACGGGTTTCCATGCCTACAAACTGCAAGAACCAAATAGCCGTGGCATCTGACCACCCAAGGTCAAAAATGGCGTGTACGGGCTTTGTAGGGTCATAGTTGATTTTTGTTATGCGCCCATCCAACTCAGCCAATTGCATTTCTTTGGCAAAGATAGCCCCATCTACCGTTTGTCGGCATAAACCTTCCCAAACCACGTTATAGGCTTGTGGGTCACGATGCTTGAGGGCATCTTTCTCAAGTTTCAGCGTATCGGGAAACCACGGGTTATCTGACCAATTGACCTTTTGAACAATGCAATCTTCGGGCGGCTTTAAAACAAACCGTTGATAAGTCTCGTCTGTCTCCAACTCAGGGTTAAACGTAATCCAAATTTCGGACTTTTCTTTACGAATGGTAGGAATCAGCACGTTCCATGACATTCGGCTTACCGTTTGGGCTTCCTCTACCCAACAAATATCCACGCCCTCATAAGACTTAACATTTGAAACATTGTTTTTTAGGCCAACAAAGGAAAACTCTGAGCCGTTTTTGCCCCTAATACTGGTTTGCGTAATTTCATAAAATCCGTCCAATCCAAGCGCCATGATTTGGTCTGACAATAACTTATGGACAGAGTCTTTAATAGATGTTTGAAATTCACGGGAACAAAGCACTCGCAAAGGGGCTTGTGCGCCTTTAATTAACAAAGCCCTGGCAACCCCCCAAGACTTTGCACCGCCCCGCCCACCGTATAAAACTTTGTAACGTTAGGGCTGAAATAAGCATTGCAGCTTAAGTGGAAACTCCGCTTTAGCAACGGCTTGGGCAATTTCACTCATCTGGCTTTACAAATGACACTTGAATGCCTGAAAGCAGCGGTGCGCCATTTTCACCCGTCAATTCTTGACGCACGGTTTCAGACCATCGCATTTGGCTCTTTGTCCACCAAATCAGGCTTGTTGTGTCGCCAGCTACCGCCTTTGAAAACAAGGTTTTGGCAATCTGACCGTTAGCTTTGGCCTTGCCTGTATCCAGTTCGGTGCGGTAATACTTTCGCAAGGTCTTATCATCGATGCCCACCAAAATGGCTATTTGCTCGTGAGGCAAGCCCAACCCGCTAGTGCTTTCGACCAGCTTTTTGGTTTCATCGGTTGGCGTGTGCGCCTCTTGTGGAATTACTGGCATCTTTTATAAAGGGGAACTCGTTATTATTTAAGCAATTTCGGTTACTTCTGTCAATAGCACGGCTTTTTTGCCTGTGAAGTCTTCCCACCGTTTTACAATCACATCGCAATAAGCAGGGGATAATTCCATCATAAATCCTTGTTTTTTCTTAGCTTCACAAGCTATAAGTGAACTACCGCTACCAGCAAACAAATCAATAACAGTTTTACAGTCTTTCCCATATTGGTCAAAACACCATTCAGCTAATGCTACAGGCTTTTGCGTTGGGTGAACTCTTTTATGCCCACGTTCAGATGCTTTTAACATTCCATTCCACATATGTTTAAAAATTCTTACGGCAGTTTTTTGATTCGTCCAAGCTAGTTCAGCATCAGCAAAGTTACCTGTGTTTTGTTTATCCCAAACAATCCAACATGAACTATTGTTTAAATAATTACCGTAATAGTTACCACCCCAAATAATTTCAACTTGTGCATTTAAAGTTTGAATTACTTGTATAGCTTCAATTGCTACATCAATAGAGTCATCACCGGCTACAGGCGCATATTTACCTACTTTAGCTAATTTACCTCCACCAACGCTTCCAAAAGGTTTTGAACCGCCAATTGAACCCCCTTGAACAATTGAAATGCCATAGGGTGGGTCTGTGTAAACCATATCAACAGATTTACCGTCGATTAACTTATTCACAGCGTCAATGCTTGTAGAGTCACCACACATCAATCGATGAATGCCTAATTGGTAAATGTCGCCTGGTTTAGTTTTTGGCTCATCGGGAATGTCAGGAACAGCATCCTCGTCTGTCAGCCCTTCCACCACCTCTGGCTCAAGCAAAGCGCTTAACTCTTTGGGGTCAAAG